ATACAATCTTTAGCACTAGAAGCAGCTAACATTGCGTTTGGTTTCTTATTTGGTAGTCGTATCATTGCAGGATTTAAAAAATGATAGTTATGTCCATACTGTTGTCTAATCTTATTATTTTAAGGGCTGAGTAATGGCTTTCACACTTTCAGCCGCACAAACAATTGCAGGCATTGCCAACAGCTACGAAGTTACAGGCTCTGGCAACTTGGATGACTTGGCTTCCGCCTTTGCATCGGTGGGTTCAGCTATGACTCTATCTCCAGCTTATGATGCGGCTAAGACAGCAGCTACACAAACATCTGTAAATGCTATTCCTACAACAACTCTCTTATCAGCAGATGTTAGGTTAGATAAGTTGATTAACTTGGATACTACAATATCTTCTCGTTTGCCAAGTTCTTCTTACACTGGCCCCATTGCTGCAACTGATGTTGCAACGGCTGTGTGGACTTATACAAGGGTTTAACATGGCAGATGCTTGGACTACAATGAGATTGCTATCTTCAGCCCCTACTTATTCTGATGCTTGGGTAGTCTTAAAGGGGATTACAAACAACCCACCTTCAACTGCTCAAATAGCAGCAGCAGTTGCACTTAGTGTGTGGGGCGCTCCTACTCGCACATTAACAGAAAATAACGCACCACTCGGAACACGTGGGGTTAGAATTACAAAACTTCTCCGTAACAAGGGATAACGATGACTTTTAAACTATCAGTACGTTCTTTAAACATGCTACAAGGTGTAGATGAAAAGTTAATAAGTGTAGTTAAACGTGCTATTGAACTAACAGAAATTGATTTTGGAGTTACTGAAGGTTTACGTTCTATTGAACGTCAACGCATGTTGTTTGAAGATGGTAAATCACAAACAATGAACAGCAAACATTTGCTAGGAAAAGCAGTAGATGTTGTAGCTTACTTTGAAGGGAGTGTAACGTGGGACAAAGAACACTACGTTACAATTTCAAAAGCTTTTAAACAAGCAGCAAGAGAACTTAATGTACCTATCCGTTGGGGTGGTGACTTTAAGAGTTTTTTTGATGGGGTACACTATGAACTCATTTAAGGAATTATATGCCAATGAAAGACAGTAAAAAGAAAGACTTTATGTTCAAGTTTGCTAAAAAAGAAACGGGCAATAAAGATAAAGCAGCAAAAGGTTTGCCTAAACGTGGTGAACGTACAGCTAAAAATAAAGCTAAAAAATGAAACCAGTTTACGTCATATGGGAGGATGCTTCTGAACTTGACGTAACTGCTTGGGCTGCACATGATGAGGGATTTATTTATACCCCTGTATTGTGTACACAAGTAGGTTTTGTTTTATATGATGGCCCAGAAGGAATTATTTTAACAGAAGCATTTACTAGTAATGGTGAAGTAGCTAGACGAAATCAAATACCGAGAGGTATGATTAGGAGAATAGAATGGTTGACCGAACCAAGTTCCTTGACGGAAGTGGTAAGCGAGTAATATTACAACTCTTTAAAGAGTTTGCTCGCCCAGATGTAAAGTTTAAACCACTCTATACTTTACAAGAGTGGAAAGATGTTTTCTTAGATTGCCGCGATCCTTCCGAATATCAACCTGCACAACTATTGTTAGGTGATTGGGAGCATTGGTTAGAAGTACGTAACCATGTCTTAATTAAACCACACGTAGATAAGTGGCAAGCTGAGCTAGAAGTTAAACTTCGGTCTGAAGCTATCCAACAAATTAAGAGTCATGCTAAACAACCCGGAGGCACGGCTGCTGCTAAATGGTTGGCTGACAAAGGATATGCCGAGGAAGGGGTCAAAAAGCCTCTAGGACGGCCTAAAAAGGAAGAGGTGGCACTACCCCCTATCCCTAGTCGTATTGCAGGGGATATGGCTCGTTTAGGAATTGTAATTGGAGGTAAACGATAATGCCGTATATGACTAATGGTAAGCGTGACTACAAAAAACAACAAGCTTACGATGGTAAGCCTTCTGTTGTAAAAGATAGGGCTAAGCGTAATAGTGCTCGCCGTATGCTGGAAGAAGAAGGTAAAGTATCTAAAGGTGACGGTAAAGATGTAGACCACAAGAAACCGCTAAGTAAAGGTGGTGGTAACGGTAAGTCTAATTTACGTGTTACTAGTAAAAGTTCTAACCGTAGCTTTGCACGTAAAAAGAATGGAGCAATGAAATGAAACCCGGACTATACCCTACTCGTAAAGCGTTAGCACTTAGAAAGTGGAAATGTTAACTGAAAAAGAACTAGTAAAGCAAGCGGCAGAGGAAGACTTACTCACGTTTATCCGACTAGTTGCACCTCATAGAGTGTTGGGTGTTATTCACGAAGAACTTTGTGCATGGTGGCAACGTCAGGATGCTAAAGACAACCAGCTTGTTTTGCTTCCTCGTGACCATCAAAAGAGTGCAATGATTGCCTATCGTGTAGCACACCACATTACAAAGCATCCAGAAGCTACAGTTTTGTATGTATCCGCTACAGCTAACTTGGCTGAAAAGCAGTTAAAAGCTGTTAAAGATATTTTGTTGTCTGACATTTATCGTTTCTATTGGCCTGAAATGGTTAACGATATGGAAGGTAAACGTGAACGTTGGGCTGCTGACGAGATTAGCGTAGATCACCCTAAGCGTAAAGCAGAGGGTATTCGTGATGCAACAATTAAGGCCGCAGGTATTACAGCTAACGTTACAGGGTTGCATTGTTCTGTTGCCGTACTAGATGACGTTGTAGTTCCAGATAATGCCTACTCTCAAATAGGTCGTGACCAAGTAAGGGCATTCTATTCTCAGCTATCATCCATTGAATCTACAGGTGCTAAAGAGTGGGCTGTAGGTACTCGTTACCACCCCGGTGATTTGTACAAAGATATGATGGAAATGACTGAATCCTACTACGATGATGAAACAGAAATAGAAGTAGAGAACGAAGTTTACGAAACCTTTGAGCGAGTTGTAGAAACTAACGGTGAGTTTTTATGGCCCAAACAACGTAGAACAGATGGTAAGACATTTGGATTTGACCAACGAGAGTTAGCCCGTAAGAAAGCAAAGTATTTGGACATTACTCAGTTCTATGCCCAATACTACAATAACCCTAACGCAGTTGAAACACAACTAATTGACCGTAATAGGTTTAACTATTACGAAAGGGATAAGATTGAAAACTTTAGCGGTGCTTGGTACTTTGGTGATAAGCTTCTCCACATTTATGCAGCTATGGACTTTGCCTACACAGTTAATCACAATTCCGACTATACAGTTATTGCTGTAGTGGGTGTAGATGAAGATAACAACTATTATGTACTAGACATTGATAGGTTTAAAACAAACAAGATTTCTGTTATGTATGATAGGGCTGAATCTGTGTTTAGGAAGTGGCGCTTTAAAAAGATGCGTTGTGAAGTGGTAGCTGCACAGCGACTCATTGTTAGCCAGTTTAGAGACTACATGCGTAGTCAAAACATTGTTTTTACCATTGATGAATATAACCCACCTAGGACTATGAACAAAGCAGAACGCATTGCTTCTATCTTAGAACCCCGTTATACCAACAACCAAATCTGGCATTACAAAGGTGGTAACTGTCAAATTCTAGAAGAAGAACTTGTTATGAACAACCCAGAACACGATGACGTTAAAGACGCTTTAGCCGCTTGTGTAGAGATTTGCAAGTCACCTGTATCTAGCAGGTCGTGGGGTAAGAAATCTAATATCATTGCATTTAATTCAAAGTTCGGTGGCGTAGCCTACTAAGAGGAAATTATGAACAACAACATTCAAGTAAGTTTTGATAACGATAGTTTAGCAAATAAAATTGCTGACATGTGGGTTAAATGGGACACTAACCGTTCTGTATGGAAATCCGATCAGCAAGAGTTGCGTAACTACTTGTTTGCCACTGATACACGTAAAACTAGTAACAGTAAACTACCGTGGAAAAACTCTACAGTAACACCTAAATTAACTCAAATTCGAGACAACTTACACGCCAATTACATGGCTGCATTGTTCCCATCTGAAACTTGGTTTTTTTGGGAAGCTACCGATAAAACTGAGGAGTTAACTAAAAAGCGTTATGCCATTACTAACTACATGAAACAGAAGCTAAAAGCTTCTAATTTTCAACTTCTTGTTTCTCAACTAGTATACGACTACATTGATTTTGGTAACGTAGTTGTCACATATGACTACGTTCGTGATGTTATTAGTGACTCTACAGGTAACGTGGTTAGTCGATATATCGGCCCTAAAGCCTACCGCATTAACCCTACAGACGTTGTGTTTAACCCACTTGCTGAAAACTTTGATAAGACTCCTGTAGTTCGCCGTATGCTTAAGTCACTAGGTGACTTGATGACTGACATTGAAACTAAACCATCACTAAATTACAACAAGGAAGTGCTAAATAAAGCTTTGCAGTTCCGTCAAAACTATCGTGATGATCCAGAGTTCAAGAAAGAGTTGAACATGGCTATTGATGGCTTTGGTAGTGCTGATGAATACCTAGAAAGTGACATGGTTGAGTTGTTAGAGTTTTGGGGAGACATGTACGACCCATTCACGAAGACGCTTTTACGCAACCAATTGATTACAGTTATCGACCGTAAGTGGATTTTACGTAAACAACCTAATCCAATGTGGACAGGTAGCAAACCAATGTACCATTGTGGTTGGAGATTGCGTACAGACAACCTATGGGCACAAGGCCCACTAGACCAATTGGTTGGTATGCAATACCGTATTGACCACCTAGAAAACCTAAAAGCAGACGTATTTGACCTTATTGCGTATCCAGTTATGGTTGTTGGTGGTAACACAGTTGAAGAGTTTGAATACGAACCCGGAGCCACTGTGTTCGTTGGTGATGAGGGTAGCTTAACCTTCTTGCGTCCTGATGCTACAGCACTACAAGCTGACCTACAGATTAACGAGCTTATGAACCGTATGGAAGAGCTTGCTGGAGCGCCTAAACAAGCTATGGGTATCCGTACCCCCGGTGAGAAGACAAAGTACGAGGTACAGAGCTTAGAGAACGCTGCTGGACGTATCTTTCAAAGTAAGGTTAGTTGGTTTGAACGAAACATTCTTGAGCCGTTGCTAAACGGTATGTTGGCTGAATCAATTCGTAACTTTGAAGGTGTTGAGCGCATTCGTTCTGTTGACGAAGACTACGGTACAGAATCATTTGTCGAAGTTACTAAAAATGACTTAATGGCTGCTGGTAAAATCTATCCTTTAGGTGCTCGTCATTACGGTGAACAAGCTAGGTTTATTCAAGAGTTGTCACAAACTATGGCTGCTGTACAGGCTATGCCCACTGTAGCTGCCCACATTAGTGGTAAGGCCATTGCTAAAGCTTTAGAAGAGAATCTAGGTTGGCAAAACTACCGCATTGTACAAGACAATGCTATGATTTTTGAACAAGCTGAAACACAACGCTTGATGAATCAAGTGGCTGAAGACATTCAAACAGAGTCAACCATTGACCCCGAAGGGCCATCTGTTGACATGCCACAATAATTGTGGTAGTATATTATATATAAACTAATATAAGGAATATATAAT